GACTAAAAAGAAAAACTGTGCATGTGTTTAGTATGCACAGTTTTATTTATTATCGCAACCTATACGGCTACGAAAATACGGTTATTTTTGCCAATTATTTTTTGTAGTTGGCTATTCTCATAATTGCCGCTAAGTCGGTAGATTCGTTTGGTTTTGCCATTGATGGCTTGCCATGTTGTGGAGCACCTACTTTCTTTTGTAGGTCTTTGATTAAATCATCGTCACTGCCATGTCCTAATTTATCTAGTGCCTTGGATCCGGCCTGTTTGATTGCTCCGCCAACTTTTTTGGCAATATCGCCTAGACCTTCTTGTTGTGTTGCTTCAACACTTTCTACTTTTGCCTTGATGTTGCCCACTAGTTCTTTCAATCGTGCTAGACCGTCGTCACCGTTGACTTGTGTGCCATGACGTTGTTGCCATTCCATAGTTAATTTTTCCATAAATTGTTCAGCCATTTGTCTTGCCTGTTGTCCAGCTTGTTCGCCGAACTTTTCACTAATTTGTTTTTCAACATCCAGTGCAATGCCTTCTCCGCCACGGAATGGTCCAACTTCTGGATTGTCGCGATTGTAAAAACTCTTAACAATCTTAGCAACTTCTTGTACCATTGCCTTAGGATCTTTGCCTTCTGCAACAGGAGGTTGTTCTGGAGCAGGAGTAGCTGCGGGTGGTACTTCTGCCGCTGGTTCTTGGGGTGCAGCACCAGTTAGTCCCAATGCTACTAACAGTTCTGGATAGCTTTCTTGTGCCCACACTTTTAATACTTCCATAGGATCAGTTGCAGGATCTAAGTCATATGCACCTTTTAATTTTGCTTCAAGGTCGCTATCTTCTAAGCCAAAGCTACTAAAGAATTGCCATGCAGTTTGACCATCTACGCCTAGTTCTATCTCACCGTTGGGCAATTCATCCATTGCTTGTTTTAGAGCTTGAATTTGATCATCAGTTAGCTTACCCTGTTCAACTGCTTCTGCCCATTCTGTAAATGCATCAAATGCATTTTCTTTAACTTCCTTATCATCGTCGTCGCATTCGCAAGGATCACAATGACATTTTGAACATGTGCTTTCTTGTACATAGTCTTCCAAATCAACAGTATTAGCTTCTTGCATGATGCTATGTATTAGAGGGAAAAATGCTGCCAAGTCTTCTTTAAAATTTGTTTCTGTAAATTTCTGTTTGTATGTTTCCATTGTGACAGCATCTAGGTCTGCCATTAGAGGTTCATCTTGTTCTACAAAACTTGCTGTCCATGCTTCATAATGATGGCGCTTGCTCAATGATTCAATCTGTGCTTTTAATTCTTGTAATCGGCCTACGGCCCTTTCTTTAATTCCCATAGCATCATCATGGAGCTGTGTGTGCTGTACTTGTCTGCTAAATTCTTGTAGTTGTGCAATCTGTTCACTCATACGTACAATCGCCTTGCCGGCCGGATCGTGCGGAACGCCACCATGGTCAACGTGTTGAGCCATAGCAAACGCACCTGCTGGATGAATGAACGGATATTTGAATCTTTCACCGTCTCTATTTTGAATGTAAATTGCCTTGATGTTTTTCTTCTGGCTACGTGCGCCTGGATACATTTCATCAACTGGGCTATGGTGTCTAACAATAACTTCAGTTGCACCCTTAACAGCGCGACTGGTTTTTTTAGAACTTCTTTGGTTCCAGCGAGATTCGTTCATAGTATTCATTTCGGGTTCTTCCTTGCGGCCTTGTGTTGCGGCCAAGTGTTGAAAATCATTTTTATCTAAATTAGTTTTAGCAATGTCTCTTGTGTCAAATCGCATTAGTCTGCGCATGGCAAATAATCGCATTTCTTTTAAGAAATCGTACCACATGCGTTTAGCCGGATCATCTTGATTTTCCGTAATACCTTGACTGTAATAGATTTTGATACTGCCTGGATCTCCAAGGCTAATACTAACTCGGCCTAAATTTACACCTTCGTTAACAAAATCAAAGTCGAAGAATCTTGCTTCAGCAGGATCAATGGTCACAGCACCTGTTTCATCTCCCATTTCTAAATTTTGAAAACGACTGCGAACTTTGTCGAACAGATCTTGACTGATTATTTGGATAGCTTTCATATGTGTTATTTATTAATAATTGCTGATGTATATAGGCATGGGCATCAGGAACTCGTCTTCTCGCTCTTCACGCATTTTATCGTAAATTGCAGGATCCCATTCTTGTAGCATTAGCGCCATACGTATAACCAGCAGAGTAGCACTGACTAGGTCATCGTGTAAGCCCACTTTTGCTTCAAAACTAACGCCTTTAGCAATATATCCTTTAAGCTCACTGATCAAAGGTTTTGATCTTATACGGAATCTTTTGCTTTCTACTAGATGTTTTAGTTTCGCACAGGCATTTATTTTGCTAGAGTTAGTAGTATTAAAGCCCTTACGGAATCGGCGCACATGTCCCTTCTTAATGGGTTCACTTAAGAATAGTCCCGGAATGCTTTCTTCACCAATTTCATCGATAGCAACTAATGCTGCTTCACCAATGTTGTTATTTTCAATTGAGTAATATATACTGGCCTGTACGCCTTTTGCCGCACACTCGTCATTGATATAATTGCACAGATCACGCAGTATTCTTACCTGACCTTGAATTGTAGTTAAGTTATGTTGCCACTCTCCCACTTGTTCAAAGCTAGGAATTTCTAAAATCTGTATAGCGGCAGGGTCGCCACCAGTACCTAAACTAGGATCAAGTGCTAGCAAATAAGTGCTCATTGGATTAACTTTCTTGTACCAACGTGCCTGTCCCATCTTCATAACGGGCTCATCACCTTCTAGACCGGCTAGACAAATACTGTTGATCAGTGTTTCGTCAAATACTAAGAATTCGCAATCGTGTTCTCGTTTAAAACGTTCTTCACCGATACGACTACGTTCTTCATTGGCCCAATTTTCATCACGATCTGGATGTTCACTCCAATAGGCCCTAAATGGGAAGAAACCGTTTCGACCTAATATTTGCTCATTGCCAAACTCGTCAAACTTATAGTTTGCTTCTTTCCAGATATTAGCAAACTGGTCTTCGTCACTGTTAGGAGTTGATGTAATAATTGCTTTACCACCAGTTGCTAATGTGGGCGAAATAGAAGTCCAAAATTCAACAGCAATGTTAGGCTCAACGAAAGCAAACTCGTCAGCGTATAGTAATGACAGAGATAAACCTCGACCTGTTGTTTCAGTTGTTGTCTGTGCAATAATGCGTGAACCGTTGTCAAATTCAATGCTTTGTTTGTTGTAACTTTTAACACCGCAACGAATATGATCAGGACAAAGTTCATATGCATAACGAATACGACTCATAATTTCTTGAGCACCTGTAAACTTGTGCGCTGCAACTAGTACAGTTGCATCTGGAACAAACATCGCATACCACAACAGATATCCTGCCGCAGTAGTTGTCTTGCCTGTTTGACGTGGAAGTAAGTTCACATTAAATCGATGCTGGTGATAGCTATCAATTAATCTACGTTGGTATTCAAATGGTTCGTACTGTAGCTTGCCCTTAGTAGGGTGCTGAATATAGAAAAAATTATCTAAGAAATAATGCGGACCGTTAATTGGGTCTGTACAGCTCATTAGTTCTTCAATATCCTTTTCAGTATATTTTTGAGCACTGTATGCAGTTTTAACTAATTTATTATCGGTATAAGCCATATCATTATTTACTAAAAAAAATAGCCTCCGAAGAGGCTATTTGGTAAAGGTAAATCTTATCAGTTTTCGCTGACAAACCTTTTGTATTGTGCAAATAGATCTGTTACTGCTTCGTTCATATCTGCGTATGCTTTTGGACGATCTCCGTCCATTCTATCGCCTTGCCCTGGCTGATTCTCTTGATGAGCATGTGCATTAGCATCAAACTCGTCTTTGTCATTTGGGTCAGCTGGAGTATTATCATACTCATCAACTTTGTCTTTCTTTTCCATATCGTGATCATCCATATCGTGATCACCGTCGTTGTCTAGGTCGCCGTGTGCTTTATTGACATCATCGCCACCTTTGTCATCCATTGGGTTTAATTTGTCGATAACACTTCTCATGTTATCAGTTGGGCTCATGTCTCCTCCTGCAGGCTCTAATGTCCCAGCTGCTGGTGGTGCATTGTCTAATGGAGGAGCTGCTGATACAGGTTTGTTCTGACCTGCAAGTTGCATGATAGTTGCCAACATGTTACTAAGTTCATCACCGCTTCCGGCAGTCATGTTAATACTTGCTGGTATAGATGGCTTTTCAGGTGGTATGCTCATACCCATCTCAGGCATCATACCGCCCATACCGCACTCGTCTAATGATTTAATGCCACTTAATGCTTTTAGGCTTGCCATGTCTGGCTCAGGTCTAGAAGGTAAATCTTGTTGCGACTCTTGCACATAGCTGTGAGTTTGAGTAGGTACTATTTTAGTAGTATCTACATTAGGATTAGCTGCATCAAGTTCAGCTAGTCTTTTCAGTACGTCGATCATTTGCATATTATTTTCCTTTGCCGCCAAATAGGCTTGTGTTACCCGGCTCTGCATCCGTATTGTATTTGGCAGCACCTTCTGTTGGGATTTCTTCTCCGCGTTCTTTACGTTGAAGTTTTAAAATATCATTCAATTCTTTAACAAATCCTGTATTGTACTTATCACCGTAGTAGTCTTCAAACTGCGGGCTACCTGCTTCTTTATAGTCAGGATCTAGCAATAAGGCCCCTTCTCTTTTCTCAGTAGGCATTTGATATTCTTCACTTGGCTCGCCAGGACGACGAACTACAAGATTATGTTTTCCAATACCCAATTCAGTTGCTAGATATTCTGTTAATTCAAACTGTGTTGTTGGAAAATCTAGCGTAACTTCGTAGATATTTACTTCGCAGTTTTTAACTTGAGGAAAGTCTAACGGTACTGCTTGGATAGGCGTCTTTGATTTTTTAAATCCTGTTAGAGTATTTTCGTTAGTAAAACGCCCTAGCAAACGCTTCATTGTGTCTTCTTTTTCAGTAGTCATTTCTCCTGCAATTTTAATGCGGAAGTCGTACTGTTTCTTAGACTCGGTTAGGTATTCGGTGAATGATTTCATGATGATTTATTTATTCAGATTTTTAAGTTTTTCAATGATACTATTACGGTCTGTAATGATGTATCCCTCACCTTCCACGGTGTTTCCGCCTTCTTGACCGTGTTTTTTATCAATGGCCAGCTTCTTAAGCTGTAGATCTACCATTTTTAATTTCTTATCAATTTTAGCACTTTTAGCAGCGATAGCTTGTGTCATCATGCTGGCTGCAACTTCAAACATGCGTGCGCCGTAGCGTGCTTCTACATTCATACCTAGATCCATTAAGTCATCATAGGCTTTTTCTGCCTTGTCGGCTAGTGCATCTAGTTCTCCGTCTGCTATATCACCGAGCCCCTTAACTCTAGGCAATGCTGCTGCAATTTTATCAAATTCTTCTAACTTGTCTTGCAAATCGATTACAGGAACAGGAGCAGAGTCTGCAGGAGTCGGTGTAATTACAGGTTCGTCAACTGGATCAATATTGAGAATTTCTTCAAGTCGTTTTGTCATAACCTTACTTATTCCGTTTTCCAGGATTGTGAAAAATATCGTTTTCGTTTAATATTCGAAATTTTACACCGTTTTGCTGGCACCAATGTGATGCTGCGGCCCACTTGGCTTGATTCTTAACAAACTGTGCTTGATTGTAGGGATTTTTTCCTACTTTTTCTATAAGAGTTTGATTGGCTGGTTTTACTTCCCACAACTCTGCATGTTTCTTTTGATTCTTATCTACATAAACTACAAGAAAGTCAGGCACATATACAGTATGCTTACCGGTCAATGGGTCTCGGTAGGGTATTTTAACAGATTCACTGCTCCATTGCTGAACACTAGGATTGTTATCGCAAAAAAGCATCACAGACATTTCCCAACTACTTCTGTAAACTGGTAGTTTTGTACCAATGTACTTTTCTGGATTCTTTAAAGAAAATCCGCCCTTACTGAACTTTAAACTCATGCAATTATATTTCGTAATACTTCAGGATTCGGTTGAAAAGGTTGTGCAGCACCAAGACTGCTACTTTTGAATCGATTGTAATTTAGTATTTCAGATACTAGTCCAGATAATTCAATATCCCCTAGACTCTTTAGTGTATCTAAAATCTGCATAGGGTTATAGCCGTCTTGTTTTGCCTGTGTAATAATAGTAACAGCTATTGATTCTGCTGCAACTTCACCAAATCCCTTGTTTGTAAAAAATCCAGTCATTGCTGCCAGGACTGTGGCATTCATTTCTACAGGTGCGCTGTAAAAATTATCAAATGCATTAACAGTGCTGTTTGTAGTTTGATTAATAGGTATGTTAGAATATGACATGATTATCTCTTAGGTGGAAAGATCAACGCAGCGGGATTTGCTCTAATTTTTCCGTCAACACTGGTATTTAGACCCTTGAAAATGTTGATACCTATCCCACCCGGTAAATTTACAATTCCTGGTTGTGGCTCATTACTCGGTGGTGAAGAAAATTTGCCGCCGCCAGTTGAAGTTGCTGCTCCTAACACACCAGCTGCTATATTGTATCCTGTAGATTTGACTCTTGCAACTCCGTTTTTGTTGACATAATTTTTTGCTAAAATTTTAGCAATGTCCAACAGTGGGTTAGGTGAATTGTACGGGCCTCCTACTCTGCCAAATACTCGTTGAGCACCTGGTTTATCGAAACCTGTTTGTTGCCTAACATACTGAGGATTGTTTATCGGATTACCTGCAACTTGATAAGGACTAGGTGTATTGTCATAATAAACAGGCAACCATGTTTCTGGTGCTTTTCCGGGTTCAATTATTCCTGTTTTGTAAACTACATTTTCATAAGATATTTGCATTTTATTTTGCATTACCTTACTGCCTTCAGCTTGATTTACTCCGTCATGTGCCCATTCGTTGATTTTAGGATTAATCAATGTGTACTGTGTAAACTTTTGCTGATACAATACAAAAATATCAATACTTTTTATGAAGTCTCCAATTGTACCCCTGTCGTATCTTCCGTAGGTATAATCAACTACTCCGTATTTTGTATCACGGTACGCATCGGGGCTAGTTCTCTCACGTGCAGTGCCTGCTCCAATATCGGCCTGAAGACTGTCTGCGTAATAATGCTTATAATAATTTAACCAAAGATTATGAGTAATATTGGTATTGTCATCGTGTAATTCGATTGTAACAGGGCTATAGTTTAGTTTGGTCTGAACTACTGTTTTTCTATTATATTGATTAAGAGTTTCTGTAGCAATTGTAAATTTAGGAAGATCTACTTTCTTTGCAAGAAGGCCTACTTCTCGACTGCCTTTTTGTTCTAACCACTGCTGATCAATAACTGCATCTGGATTTATATTAATTTGTACAAAGTATAAAAATCCAAACTTAGGTGCGAGCTTGTATGTGCTGTCAACATACAATCTGCTAGCATGTTGATAGTCTTTCAATACAGGATACCCAGAAGTATATCCAGACTTTGACGATGTTAAAAAATTTGTTAAGGCATTACTCATATCAATATTTAGCCAAAGAAAAAGCCCAGAGATTAAGCTGGGCCTGTTTAGAAATAAGTTAACTATTAACCAGTGGCTAAGCCTTGTGCTCCTGCTGGTCTTACAACTCGACCTGTATCTATACCAATACCACTTGCTGTTCCGCCTGGTGCTTCTAACTGGATTGCGTTATCAAATGTGATTGTTAGTGCAATATCCATTGGATCGTTGCTGTTGTAATCACCGCCTTGATATACAGCTTGTTTAATAAAGCAACCTAAGAATTCAAAACTTTCTAGCGTAACTGGTTCAAATTGACCGTTACCGCCGTCTAGTATTTCGACACGCATTCTAAACTTGTAGTCGATTGCACTTGCTGCACCACTCTGTTCAAAGAAGTCGAATTGTTTCTGCAACTGTTCGCCAACTTTACGGCTAACAACACCACTTGCATCGTCACGGATTGTTAGTTTAGCATCAGCAAAACTGTGCTTACCTAGAATCTTAACTGTGCTGTTGTACACAGGCAACTTAACTTCTTCAAAACTAACTTCAGGACGGGTCACGTTCATAACCTGCTTAGTTATTTCTGTAGAAGGAGTACCTGCAACACCAAAGTTATCTAACGTAACGCGGAAGCGATACTTTAACTTTGGCATTAACAGTCCCTGAGTGGTAGCCGCTTGGGTTGCACTCAACGGTACTGTAAATCTATTTAAACTTGCGATTGGCATTTAACTGCTCCTTATTCTTTTTATTTACCACTTATAGTCCGGCTGCAATATCACCAGTGTTTTTCAAGCGTAGAGGAATGTAAATGAATTCCACAGCCTTAACTGGCTCAATAGCAATGTCTAGATACAACTCACTGCGATCAATTCTTGCAGGTGTATTGTTTGATTCGTCACAGACTACAATGAAGTCGTATAGAGCACGTTGACCCACTAACTCTAGCATTAGACTTTCTGCTGCTGCTTTGATCTCTCTACGAGTTTGTGCATCGTTAGGTTCAAACAAGAACG